TGTCGTCACGCTGTTAGGCTAAATCCACTTTTTCGGAGGGGGTGGGGCACCACAAAATTTTTACACAGCCGCCCGACCCTCCCCCCCCTATCACACATCCGGGCAAACCCGCACAGGGTAAACCCTAATAGGGTTAACGATAGTAGGGTTATGCGATTGGTGCATGAGTATTGAGAATCATTCTCATCTGAGCGAGAGGGGCAGAAGGTGCTTCTTCAGGGGTCATCCTGCTACTTGAGAATCATTCTCATTCATAATGAAGTCAGACGGATTGAGGCCCTTGCCCTCTCTGTAACCGGCATTGTGAAGCTCTGCATAGAGGTCTAGGACAGCCTCGAATCCTTTGGTGAGGTCACCCTTGCCTGCTGCCAGCAGAATCGCTCTATGGGCTGGTGTGAGCTTCCTAAGAAGCCATGTTGTGTCTTGCTTGCAGGGTCTGGCCATGTTTACCTGGTAATCTAGGTGAAAACCCTAGTATAGCGGTCTAAACATACTGTGATTCTATACATTAGGGTTTTGGAGGGGTCTTATAAATCAACGACTTACGCGAACTGGCACGATTCTGTTATGCACTATAGGTGAGAGGGTCAGATTTTTGTCCTCTCTAACCAATGCCCTCAGGGGTCTATTCAGGAGTCAACATGACAGCAGATCAAGCACACAAAGCAGCCTATGCAATGTCTACAGGCTCGTATGGCTCATTCGCAGCCTACTTGGGGTCTTCCTACTTGGTTGGCGACAGCAGTAACAAAGAAAAGGTTCTAGGGGCCTTCTCTGGTCTTTTCGAAACTGTGCTGTCCTACATTGAAGAGAAGGCCTAATCATGAACATCGAACAACGCATCGCAATCGAGAAGCGCATGATCCGCAAGCTCATCCGTGCGGCCAAGGCTCACGGCTACAAGCTCACCAAAATCTGGGACGGGGAGCAGATGGAGCGGGTATCCACTGAGACAGAGGCTATGGCCCTTGTCTTTAACCTCGATGAGTGCCGCATCTACTTCAAGCGCGACGATCAGCCTAAAGCCCATTGCGCCGTGATTGTCCTGGGCAATGATGGCTGGGACGCTATTGCCGATTGCTCGATGGGCGAGGGCTGGGATGATGTGATGGACGCAATGAACGATTACAGCGATAAGCTCTGCGAGGAGTGCGTGTCAGCCTAACAGCCTACCCTGTAGCATCCATCCGGGTGCTATGGGGTGCGCTGTTGCACTCATGCCCTAACGGGTCTATTTGGAGAAAATCATGGCCGTAACTTTTGACCTGACCGCTGACATCATCGACGTGCGCGACATCATCGAGCGTTACGAAGAACTGGAGAATGAGTCGGACGGACTGCCTAATGCTGAGGAGCGTTATCAACTTTCGCTCATCCTGTCAGATCTTGCAGGATATGGCGGTGATGAAGAATGGCGCGGTGACTGGTATCCGCTGACCCTGATCCGTGAATCGTATTTCAAGGATTACGCTCAGGAACTGGCTGAGGACATCGGCGCAGTCCATAAAAACACCACATGGCCGCACTATTGCATTGATTGGGATTTTGCTGCCCGTGAGTTAAAAATGGACTATTCGTCTGTCAGCATCGACGGCGCAACCTACCTTTACCGCTGAAGGGGCACATCATGGCACATCGAATCATTCTCGGAATCGTCTACTTGCTGGCCATTGCCGTGCTGTTTGCTGATCTGCTCGTCTGGAGAGCCTGACGTGCGAACCATTCAGCACACCTATTCCGCAGGGTCAGGCATCGAGCTTGACTGTGAGCTTGAGTATGACCCAGGAGAACCGGCCAACACTGACCCGGAGTCGCCCACCTGTGGCCCAGCATTTCCTCCAGCGGCTTACCTGATGTCAGCCAAGATAAACGGTCTGGATATCCTGCCTGTGCTTGATCCGACCATCATTGAACAAATCGAGGTGGCTGCATGCTCTATGCTGGATTAGCCCTACTGCTTAGGATCATCCTAGGCAAGCGGTAAACAATGGCCCTTCGGGGCCGTTTTTGTTGATAGGCTGTTTACAAGTTTGCCGTGTAAGGTATCTTGAGCTTTTCCTGCTGCTGACCCGGGAACAATTCCTCAGCCATCACCATGCGCCCGTTTACTTCATAAGACACGCGCCCGTACTTGTTCTTCCGCACGCGGTCAACCCTGCCGATAAATGGCTCACCAGTGACAGGGTACACGGCGGTTATCTGCCCAGTCTTTAGGTATTGATGCTTCCAATTTGCTACATGGTTCATGGCAATTCTTCCTTGATTAGCACATCAACCCCAGGCGCTGATGAGTAGACTTTGGTCACATGGAGGCTCACGATCTGGCCATCATCCACATAAACCACCCCATTCAGCCCGTCTAGGACACTTTTCGCTAGGTTGTCGATGTCCGGTTTCTTGGTTGGGCGCTCTAAGCCCCTTAAACAGGCCTCCAGGCGCTTTTTAGGGTATGACTTAGGGATAGGTAGCCTGATGTATAGATAGACGGCTACAGGCGTTTCTAGGACTTCAGTCGGCCCCATTGCCTGCTTGGCGGTTTCCCGGACTATCGTTTCATAGTCGCTCGTTTTCCTGGGGGTGTAGGTTCGGACAAAGCCGCCGATCTTGGAAAACTTGGGCCTGCCCTTGGGTACTGGGTTTGCGTCAATCGGGAACTGAACCATGAAGGTCATTTTTTACGCTCCTCGTTCATCAGCCGCCTTAGTTCGGTTGCCGCGTCTAAGCCCCGTTTGCGTTCAATGGCCGAAATGATGACGCTCCACCATATCCTGGCTTGCTCTGCCCCAACTTGCCGGGCCTTGCGTTTGTACCGCTCTACCCATTCCCTCGCTTCCGTGCGCCTCATGTGCATCAAGGTCTCCGGTGAGGAATAGGGCGAAATCCACAACACCGGACGGGTAGGCAACACCCTCGCGTACTTTGTCGAGGATTTTTTGTGCTTGCTCATGGGTCATGGTTTGACGTTCATTTCGATCAGTTTATCCAAGTAATGCCGGGCCTTGCGTAGGTCTTCTACGCCTCCCTTGTCCTTGTACCGAACCAAATACTTGATGGCATTGCCGCGCAGGAATCCCGAAAACTCCTCCTCGGTCATCCAGGCCTGCATTGCCTCCCAAGGCTGGATCGCTTTGGCCGTATAGTGTGTGCCTCCGACCTGGGTTTGGTTTGCGCTCATACGCCCCGCCTGATCTGAGCCAGCCGCTCCCGGATATGGTCAGGCATCGGGACTGTGTTGGCAATACGCTGTTGGTACTCTTGCTCCATTGTGAGGGGCTTTTTGATTTCTGGAATCTCAGCCCCATCCCATCTTTGCTGATTTAGGTAGACCAATGGCGCTGGAATGAATGCACCGTTGTCTTTTCGCCACTGATCGGTTGTTTTCATCCACTCAACGTGCTTGACGATCTGATCTGCACACGTTTCGCAGTAGGTCTTCTTCCACTTGGCTAGGCAGGCTGCTTTGCCGCCTTTTCTGAATGACTTGGGCCATGCTGCCCAGAATCTGTCGAATCCACTCTCAAACATTGCTTTCCTTTCTTCCATAGGTTCCCCAAGGGTGGATAACTACGATCCTCCCGCTCCAGCTTTCGATCTGCTACCGCAATTCATCTTAATTAAACCAAAAAAGCAGTCATCAGCCCAAGTGCGCCTGACGGATTGATTCGCTTATACGAGAGGTCTTGTTCCACCGTGTCCCTCACGCTTTACCAGTCGGTCAATCAACGCTGGTCGCCTTTTGCACCGGGGTGTGTCGGTGTGCGGTGTTTCTCGGGTTCAGTCCATGCAGACCATCAGCTAACGCGCCCTGACGGTTGTCTTCGGAAAACAAAAAAGCCGCTTAAGTTCTATCCCCGGTAGCGGAACCCCGGGAGGATCCGGGGCCAGGGATAGACTTAAACGGCCTTACTTGCTGTCCGCTACGACAACGGAATGAAGTGTCTAGGATTTCTGTGGACTTGTCAAGCCCCTACAAACCACTCGGGTTTTATGACCATAAGCTGATAGACGCGGCCCTGTGGCATCTGCTTCCATTGGTTCACTGCGCCCCTGGACACGCCCAGTATCCGAGCCAGTGCAGCCTGCGAACCCGCCCGTTTAATTGCCTCTTCTTTGGTCATCCGTACAGTGTACTCTACATTCACTGGCCACGGGTTAGGGTAAG